CCGCTAACCATTCAAGTTAACGGCGGTAGTGCGATTGAGAACGTAACAGTTAACATCAACGCTAACTCTAAAATCACCTTGTGGCAAAAAGAGTATACAATCGGACACAATGCCGACGGTACCAAGACAACTAATGTCTATTTAAAACTAGACCTTAACACAGGTGGCTATGGTTCAGCTGCCTATGGTTGGAATCCGACACTTACGACTATTCCACGAGCTAGTGACGTTAGCGCCTCAACTGGAACAATTGGAAGTGCTATGACAATCAACATCAGTCGTAAGTCGAGCTCGTTTACTCACACGGTCAAATACAGCTTTGGTTCAAAATCTGGCACAATTGCTACTGGCGTTGGAACATCTGTTAGTTGGACGCCACCAAACGACTTAGCAAGTGTCATTCCGAACGCTACAAGCGGTCTCGGCGGTATCACGGTAGAGACTTACAACGGTTCTACCAAAGTTGGTAGTAAGTCCGCACAGCTTACCTTAAACGTGCCTAGTTCCATGAAGCCAACCTTTACTGGTATTACGCTTTCGGACAACAATACGACTGTTCAAAACCTAATCCCAGACGGAAACACGTTCGTTGAAATCTTGTCACTTATCAAAGTCACCTTTAACGGCGCTAGCGGTATTCAAGGTTCAACGATTAAAGGTTACAAAGCTGAACTGGTAAACAATAACCAAACTGTCACATCAAATGGTGGTGCATTCGGTATTATTCGTAAAACTGGTGAAATAACCGTTAGGGCAAGCGTACAGGATAGTAGGGGGATTTGGTCTAACACCAAAGACACCAAAATCACCTTGCTAGAGTATTTCAGTCCTTTAAACAGCTTTAAAGTCGAGCGGTCAAGTTCGGCACGTACTACTTTAACGGTCACGAGAACGGCTAAAATAGCCCCGCTAACAGTCGGTGGCAAACAGCTTAATAAAATGACTATCAGTTTTAAAACTCGCCCTGTAGGCACGACGACATGGACGACAAACAACGGTGCCGCCTCTGGTACGTTTACAACCGTTGGCGAACTATTAAACAGTTCTGCTAACTTAGCTGGAACGTTTGCAGGTACTCAATCTTGGGAAGTATACGGTGAGGTTGAAGATTTATTTGATAAAACACCATTTTCAGCGATTATCTCAACTGACAGCGTACTTATCAGTAAGACTAAAAACGGTCTTGGTGTTGGCAAAATTCGTGAGCGTGGCATGCTTGATGTTGGTGGTGACATATACGCCAACAACCAGCAAATACAACAATATCCGCTAACTACCAAGAATGGCGGAAAGCTGACAGGAACCAATTTAACCGATATCAATAGCTTGTGGGATGTTGGTTACTATTACGTCAATAGTAGTGCTACAGGCTTGCCAATAGCTAGGTGGGGACAATTGTTTGTGGTATGCCCAGACGGAAATGGTACGACTAGGCAGCCAATGCAAATTTTCATTGCTGATGACGGTAGCGGTATATATACTCGTGTACATAATAGAGCTTCGACCGTTGGCGATTGGAAGTCGTGGACGAAATACCCAGCAGTTAACAGCGTTGTCGAGTTTACGGCAGTCAACCAAACTAAGGTGTATACGGCGACTATACCTGGTCCATACGGTTTTGCTTTAAGCTGTGTCCGCTCTGGAAATATCGTGACTGGCACAATTGATCGTACGTATCCAAGCAATCTTGCGTGGGACGGCACAGCAAGCGAAACTATCCCAAGTGGGTGGAGACCTGTTACACCAATGATTTTAGAAATCACAGCTGAAAGTTCTGGTGTACGTTTTAATGACTCTTACGCTCGTTTAAAATACAGTCCAAGTGGTGCAATAACTGGACGTATCAAGCTAACAGCAAGTCCGTTATGGTTTGGGGGTTCGATTACATGGATAACCAGTGACCCATTCCCAAGTTGATGAAAGGAGAAACATATGAAACTAAAATTTGGTTCGAAATCGCAAGAGTTTGCGGTTGACGGCACGGTGACAGGCACGAAAGTAACCTTGACGAATGATGAGGGCGCATTTTACCCCATCATGCTATCAGCTGATAAAATCAGCTTGTCAAACAGCGAATTGGAAGAAGCAGCGCTTGAAGTCATTTATCAAGAGAATTTTCGTGATAAGTACGAAAACGAGAAATTCAACGAAATCACGAAAGAGCTCGCAAGCTACAAAGAGAATTCGGAAGTAGCGCAAGTTACTTTACTAGATGTTGTCACTCAACTTTATGATAAGGGAGTGCTGACTGATGAAACTACTACACAAAATTAAAGACGAAATAGAAAGAGGAACAGACATGATGATTAAACTATACGCTATCAATATTATTTCAGGAAACTACCAATATGCCAAAGTGCCAAAATGCTTAAAGTCAAAAGTCAAAGCGCAAATCGCTCTCATGGTTGAAGATGATGAGCTTTTGGCAGAGTTGACAAAAGAAACCGCTGAATAAGCTTAGAAAGTAGAGGGGCTTATGGTGGGACAAGATGTTATCCATGAAGCCATGCAGACCACATGGACGGTAGATAAGGTAGGCGGTGTTTTAGCGGTAGCCATTATCATCACTATCTTTCTGCTGATTAGTGGAATGATTTGGGTTATAAAAAAACTGATTACAGGTTTTCAGGATACTAACAAACAGTTATTAGATTCTAACAATAGGATTGCAACTGAGAACCAACAGCAGATGGCAAGACTGACCGAAGCGGTTAACAATCTATCGTTTGAAACTCGTAAAGACATCTCAGTCTTGCAAGAAAAGGTTGACGGTTTAGAAGATGTTGTTAGAAATACGCAGATGTTTTAAGTATGCACAAGTAGTGCGCAGTGGAACGCAGAAAGGAAAAAAATATGAATGATGTTATTAGAATTTTAACAGCTCTTTGGGATAGCGGTATTATTACGGCTGTTGCTTATTTTGGTATTAAGCTACTAAAAGCACATACCAAGAATAAAAATATTGCTATGTTCACATCATGGGCAGAGCAAGCGGTGCATTATGCAGAGGTGACCTATAAAACGGGTCCAGAGAAAAAGAATGCTGCTTATAATTTCATTGTGAAGCGAATTCGTGCTAATAATCTCATTGGCAAATTTAGTACAGAGCAAGTTTATGGTGCGATTGAAAAAGCAGTAGCAGAGCTTCAGAAAGCAGGTGAAGCTGATGAAAAAGAATGATTATTTTATTGACGTGTCGTCTTATCAGTCGGCAGATTTAACAGCTATTTGTCAGCAAGCAGGAACACGTAAAACGATTATCAAGGTTAGTGAGGGAACTGGCTATCTTTCACCTAATCGCTTTACGCAGGCACAAACGAGTGAACCAATAGGATATTATCACTTTGCTAGATTTGGTGGTAATATCAGTCAAGCAGTGGCAGAAGCTAACTACTTTTTGGCTAACTTGCCAACTAAAACACCTTATCTTGTCTGTGATTACGAGGATAGCGCTAGCATGTCCAAACAAGCCAATACAGACGCTGTTTTGGCGTTTATGGATAAATGTGCTAGTGCAGGCTATAAGCCTATATACTACAGCTACAAGCCTTATACGTTGTCAAACGTGGACTATACACAAATCATTGCTAAATATCCAAATTCACTTTGGATTGCAGCCTATCCAAATTATAACGTCACACCAGACCCAGTTTGGTCGGTCTTTCCGAGTATGGATGGCATCCGCTGGTGGCAATTTACATCAACTGGTGTTGCTGGCGGACTTGATAAAAACGTGGTCTTGTTAGATGATGACACAACACAAAGCACAAATTCAACATTCAAAGGAGAAGAAACAATGGACTTTCTATTTAATATTAAAGGTGACCCTGCTTGGAACGAAGGCACACTATATTTTTACAACGGACACACAAACCAAGTACGAGCACTAGCTCACGTTGACGAAATGAAAATCATTCAACAAATCTATAAAGATAACAACGGGCATGATATTCCATCTTATACATGGACTAACCAAGCCCCTTGGTACGCACGCTTTTTCCGTGCTATGAACCCAGATTCAACATCTGCGGAAATCAAAGAAGCTATTAAAACGACCAAAGAACAAGCTAAATCTACTGTAGATGCAATCACAGCAGAAATCAAAAATTCAAAAGACGTTCCGCAAAAAGTGGAAGTTACTATCAAAGATAAATAAAATGTTACAATTAAACAGCAAACACTTTAACACCCCTAGCCTTTGTGGCTAGGGGTTTTTTGTTTGCCAAAAAACAAAAAGTCCGCTTAACGGACGAAAAAATTTAAAAAATATCAAAAAAGTTTGTAAAAAAGAGTTGACTTAGCTATAACTAAGTTGTATAATATATATGTAAGATAAAGAAAGACGAAACGAGGTAATTAAAATGAAAGAAATTATGACACGAGCTTGGGAAATTGCAAAACAAGGTCAAGCTAAATTTGGTGGTAAAGTTAGCGAATATATTTCAGAAGCTTTGAAAGAAGCATGGTTTGAATATCGTTCAAATAAAGAAGAAAACACTTCTGCTAAAATGGAAGTAGTTCTTGCTAAATTAAGAAAAAACCAAAAATTCACAATCGCAACATTAATCGAACAATCACACGAACTTGAATTTAACGAAGTAATGCACAAACCTGGTGCTTACTATGGTATCGAAGTAATCGCTGATGGCGATAAAGCTACTACAGTATATGTAAGTGAAGGCGCTTGGGAAATTGCTTAATAGATAAAAAGGTATAAAATCATGAAAATTAATAAAGACATCAGAGATTTAATTGTTGAATACGCAAATCGCTATTATCGCTATGAAAAAGATTTTTATAAAAAGAATACAATCAAAATGTCGGACAATACATGGCAGCGTTTCAAACAAGAAAATGAATATATTGAAAAAATGTATGCTCGCCGAGTGAATAATATGATAGATGACTTATTCACCGATTTTGAACAAGCTTTAATTGGAAAAGCACAGCTTGAATATTATTTCGGCAACGAATATAAGTTTAGCATGACGTTTCCAACGTTTTATGATAAATTTAAAAAAGACTTATTCAGAAATTGGTTAGAAAATCACCGCCAAGATGTAATTGGTGGCAAAGAGCGATTATATGACGCCGACGGAAATCAAACTACCAACTATCTACTTGTGGCGTTAGAATCTAGTAAATTAAGCGGTAGTGATAATTATATGCTAGAATT